GCCGCAAAATATCGGCAAATCTTTCTTTGCGCGATGGCTATGTTCCCCCTTGCCGGACAGGTTCGTCGAAGGGAACATAGAGCCCGATAACAAGGACCATCAACTCCAATTGATCCGCAAGTGGATATGGGAAGTCGGAGAGCTAGGTAATACGATGCGACGCGCCGATAGGGAGGCGCTTAAGTTCTTTCTGACTCAGGAAGTGGTGACAGTGCGCAAACCATATGGGCGAAACGACATTGTCAAACCGGCACTGGCCTCGTTTATAGGAACGATCAACAACGAGTACGGATTTCTGAACGATAGTACCGGAAACCGACGCTTTCTCATTCTCGACCTAAAGAGTATAATGTGGTCGTATTCCAAGAAAGTGGACGTAAACCAGGTTTGGGCTGAGGCCTTTCGGCAATTCTCACACGGCGACCTGGGCAAGCTCCGAAAAGAGCAAGTGGCCCTGGCTCAGAACATAAACGCGCAATTTGAGATCGAAGACCCAATTGAAGACATCTTGCGCCAGTTCTACGAAATTGACCCGGCCCAAGAAACGTGGTTCACGCCAACAAGCCACCTACTCGATACACTGGAGAATAATGGATTGCACGGATCGAGTAGACGCGGCCACCAAATGCAATTGGCGGCCATACTCAAGAAGTGGAGGTTGGCCAGAAGTAGGCGACTAGATGGCGATCAACTACGCGGTTATGTTGGAATCAGGTCGAAAAACCTCTTTTAGTTGGCAAGGTTGGCAACAGGTTGGCAAGCATTTTAGGCGTGATTTGCCAACTTGCCAACCTTGCCAACCTAAAACCTACATAGGTATAAAGGGGGGATTCTATATCATGGGGAAATAGGTTGGCAAGGTTGGTAGGTTGGCAAGGAAGGAGCGAAAGGAATATGTGCTTAATCACGTTGAAAGGTCAGAAAAATGAAATTCGTCATTAATTCAGAAGTTAACTTGAATTGCCCTGAGTGCATCCCCTCCAGAAAATTGATTGTCAAGGAAAATCGGCACACTGGCCACCAGTTTTTAGGCTGCCCCAATTGGCCGCGATGTGGTTATACTGCAGGAATTCCCGAATCGATGAAAATGATAGCTCAGGGCGCGCAAGTGCTCCCAGGATTTGAGCTATGAATTTCAAAGAGTGGCTTAAGGTCAATAATCGCGGGATCGTTTCCAGGATGGCCGGGGCTGATGACTTCCCTGACCACGGCGGGTTCGGCACTTACTCGGAGTACGTCAAGCGCGTTCGTCCAGCGAAATGGCAAGCTATGCTCAGGGCCTGGCTCGATTTTGCGGCTGAGAAGCGCGAGAAACGGATTTCTTAACCTGCTAACAGGTAAAACACAATGAGAGATGAAAATGGAAGATGGGTCAAGGGCACGAGCGGCAACCCAAGCGGCCGACCGCCCAAGTCGTTGACCTACTACCTCGACAGAGAATTGAAGATCAAGAACAAGCGGCTACTTGCCAAGATCATCACGGAGACACTTATTACGGGTGTCTGGCAGATTGGAGAGGGGCCGCCTTTGATACTCGATTACGATACCTGGTTTGCGTTGGTGGAATGGGTGTTCAATCGCCTGGACGGCCTGCCCTCTGCCAGTTCGAGTCTGGCGCTGGAGATGCCGACTGGCGCCATTCATCCCACGTTCGTGCAAGTGGAGCCGCCTGGAGATGAGTAATGAAGAATATTGGTATCACAAAATATGCTCACAATGCGGGCTGGATAGTATCTATATCCGCAAACCAGAGGACACACCTCTCCCGCTTTTCCCAGAGCCTTGTATAAAGTGCGGATATGAACCTCTACAGCAACGGGACGATTCATCCACACGAGGGCCAGTGGCGCGCCTGGCAGAGCGATAAACGGTTCGTGGTGATGCTGGCTGGTACGCAGGGGGGGAAGACTTCCTTCCTGCCCTGGTGGCTGGCAAGGGAGATTACGCTCTGTGGGCCTGGTGATTACCTCGCGATCACCACCTCGTATGATCTTTTCAAGCTCAAATTCTTACCAGAAATGCGCAACGTCTTCGAGCACACATTGCGCATCGGCCGATGGTGGGCAGGTAATCGCGTGATCGAGCTATGCGATCCGCAGGCGCATTTCTGGGCAAAGCACGCAGACGATGATATGTGGGGTCGCATCATTCTGCGGTCTGTACAGGGGAAAGGAGCGTTAGAAAGTGCTACGGCAAAAGGCGCAATATTTGACGAAGCTGGACAAGACGAAGCTACGCTGGAAGATTGGGAGGCTATCATTCGTCGTTTATCGCTGGCACAAGGTAGGTGCTGCATCGGTACCACGCTATACAATCTTGGTTGGCTTAAGTCGGAGTTATACGATCCGTGGGCTCGTGGTGAGAGCAACGACGTGGAAGTCATACAGTTTGCCTCAGTGCTTAACCCGGCTTTTCCAGTAGAGGAATTCGAGCGCGTGCAAGAGCGGATGCAAGATTGGCGCTTCCAAATGTTCTACCTGGGCCAGTTTGCGATGCCGCCAAGTATGATCTATGGCTGCGTCACACCAGAACACTGGGTAGACGATTTCACAATTCCATACGACTGGCCGGTGGTAGTGGGCGTCGACCCAAGCGGCGGCCACTGTGCCACGCTCTGGCTTGCGCAGAATCCCGAAAACCTGGATTGGTTCGCGTTTAGAGAAACGCTCGATTATCAACACACCACGAGGGAGCACGTGCAAAAGGCACAAGGTCTAGTACTGAAAGGCCAACAGGCTGAGTTCGTGGGTGGTGGGCCGTCGGAGACACAGGAGCGCAGGGACTGGGCCGACCACGGCCAATTCCTGGCCAAGCCGCCTGTCATGGGGGTTGATCCCGGCATTGACCGGGCCGTTGGACTTTTCAAGCGAAATCGGCTATACTTGTTCAAGTCACTTCGTATGCTCCGAGATGAAATCGGCAGCTATCGCCGCAAGACAGACGAGCAAGGAAAAGTCTTAGCCGAAATCGAGGACAAAAGAAAGTACCACCTTTTGGACTGTCTGAGAGCGGCGGCGGTCCACATTGCAGAGCCAGCGGGAGAGGTTCAGGTTGGGGCGTTATGAGTCTACTAGGCAGGGTGAAAATGGCAGCGACGGCAGCATTACGCGCATTCCGTGAGGAGTACGTTTCCACGTCAGTCTACAACGAGGAAGATTTCAACGATCCCGATGCACGCAAGGTGAGGTATGACATCTTGTGGGCGCAATACGAAAACACTGTCTATCGCGACATCCACAGTTGGGCACGGACCTACAAGACGCGCTATGGCCTGTACCAGTACATCCGGTCTATTTACAATCCAGCCTATCGCCTGGGCGAGTTCTGGAAGGCCCACCTGTGGGGCGGCCAACTAGACCTGGACGCAGGGGAAGCAGGCGCGCTCCCAGTAGTGACCGATAACGAGGCCCTTCGTCCGTTCGTCGCAGAGCTTTGGAAGTGGTCGAGGTGGGACGTGAACAAGGACATAATGTCCCTACACGGTGCTATCTATGGCGACTCCATTCTCCGAGTGGTAGACGATACCGAATTAGGCAAGGTCTACCTGGAGATGCTTTACCCCGGCCTTGTGACTGATTTAGAGAAAGATCCATTTGGAAACATCAAGGCCTACACCATCGAAGAAGAGCGCCTTCACCCGGTCAACCAATCGCGGACAGTGACGTACCGAGAAACGGCTGAGCGGGAAGGGCAGCTTGTGGTCTACAGGACGTATTTGAACGATGCGCCTTACGCTTGGAATGGGCAGGCCAGCGAATGGGCAGAGCCATACGGCTTCATCCCGATGGTGCATATCCAGCACAATGACGTTGGCTTTGATTGGGGATGGTCTGAGTTGCACGCTTGCCGATCCAAGATGCACGAGCTTGACGATCTGGCAAGTTTACTATCCGACCAGGTAAGAAAGGCCGTCCACAGTTCCGGCTATGCCTTTGTGGGTGCCAAGAAGCCCGACACCTCGCCCACGCCAAGCACTTACTCGACCCGGCGCACGACTGAGAAAAGCGCGTCACTCGGCAAACCTGAGCTAGGGCGTGAGGAGGCGAACGCTTACTATCTGCCAAACCCAGAGGCGCGAGTGGAGCCAGTGATCCTTCCCCTGGAAGTCGAAGGGTACCTGATGCACATCCAGGAAATCTTGAAGGACTTCGAGCGGGACTACCCCGAACTAAAGTTTGATGCCTTGCGCGTAGGGGGAGAAGTGAGTGGGCGCGCGCTTAGGGTTGCACGCCAGCCGACTGAGACAAAAGTTCAGCAACGACGCGGGAACTATGACGATGGATTGAAGCGCGCTTTGCAAATGGCCGTGACCATTGGGGGGTTGCGTAATATTTTTCCAGGCATTAACCTGGATAGCTACGAGCAAGGCGCGCTTGAATTTAATTTCGCAGATAGGCCCGTGTTCAGCAACGACAAGCTTGACGAATACGACGAAGAGTTAGCTTTCTGGGAAGCGGCTAAGATGGCACGTGAGGCAGGTCTGCCACTTTCAATCTTCCTGGCCCGAAATGGTTGGTCAGAGGACGATCTTGCAGAATTGGAGGCCAGCCCTGAGATGCAAGCCAGAGTTGGCTTAATGGAGAATTTGCAATGAGGAAGATGGGGCCGAACAAACTTAAGCGATTAAATAATAAACTGTATTTACTTTTGGCAACTAGGATACATCGTTGTGAGTGTTGCAACCGTTGGATAATTTCACCGTGGGCAGAGTGCGATATTTGCGATAATGCCCATTGGACCTCTTTTCTTCTAAAAGACAATGCCTGATCCCCACTCGGACGCTGTGCGCTCAGCCACGCGAACGGTCGAAGAGCTAGGCAAGCTCTTTGACCGGCTCAGGGCGGTACGCTCACCCATCCGTACCGCTTATCGCGTCGTGCAAAACGCAATGAGCAACGCGAATATTATGGAAGCGGCGGACGCGCTATCCACGCTGGAGGCTGTAATTTCGGCCATTGTCCCGCTTGAACTGCAAAAGGCGGTCGAGGTCGGGATCGAGCAAGCGGTTCGCGACCTGCAACTCTACGGCCTGGAGAGCCCTACAGCCCTGTCTGACAGTATTCTGCAACCGGCGATTGCCGCAGCGATGGCGACGGTGCAACTTCAAAGCGACAGAGCGATGTCTCTCGTGGCGTTGGAGTTGGGCGACGAATACGTGCTTGGCGATGAAAACCGATTGGGCGTCCTTCGTCCTGGCCCTGTCATTGGCGAAACGCTATTTTGGATGACAAGCCTTTCCCTACTCGCCTACACCACGAGCGTAAGCGACCGAATGGGAGATGATGCGCGCAGACAGGCCGTGGCACAGATAGACAGCGATACGACGCAAACCTGCCTGAACGTTCACGGCCAGATTGTGCGGATGAAGCAAGACTTTCACCTGACCGGTACACCACGCTACGCGGACGATATGCACCAGCCACCATTCCACAAAGGGTGTAGAACTGGCGTGATCATCATCCCGGAAGACCAGATTGACGATGATGTCACCCGTTCGATGCGGCGAGAGGCAATCGAGCAAGGCAAGGAGCCAAGACCCTCATCGAGGGAGGGCAAGGCCCACTATCGCGTGGTGGGTCACACGGTGCAAGAGTTTAGAAACGGACGCTGGCACAAATTCAAAAAGTATGATACAATCAGGGCTGCTAGATTGGACGCAGCCAAATTAAATCGCGACAGGAGAAGTTAGATGAGCAATTATGTTCCGACTCCGGCACCAGACCCTTTACCGCCGCTTCCACCGGAGCCACCAATCGATACCGACGCATAGCATAAGGAGAAGTGATTTATGGTTGAAGAGACACAGAAGAGAATTAGCGACACGTTCAAGAAACTGAACACTAACGGCGTGAGCAACGGCAACATCACCAAGTTTCGCATCATAGCATCGGGCATTATCGGCCTGGTGAGCATTATTGCCGGTTCGGTACTTTTGTACTACAATATCGAAGTACCAAACCTGTATTGGTACATCGCGCTTGGCGCGTTGGGCGGCGTAGTTGGAATGGACCTGATAGCCAGCGTGATCAAAGGGATTAAGTAGAAGGAGCAATCCGAGATGGACAAGAAATGGGATGAGATGTCCCAAGAGGAACTTTTGAAAGCGGTCAAGGAGCTTAACGAAACTCTGGAAGGCGCACAAAAGCGGCTGAAAGAGGTTAACGCGGAGAGTGCCGCCAGACGTAAGGAACTTGAGAAATTCAAGGAACAGGAAGGCGAGCAACTTTCTGAGGTTCAGAAGCTCCAGGCCGAAGTCGAGGCAATGAAGGCTCGTGATGAGCAACGGGAGAAAGAGAATCGCGCCTTGCGGATCAAAAACGTCGTGATGGCGAAAGTGTCCGAAGCCGGTTTTGCGCATCCCGAAGACGCCTATTCCTTGCTCGATCTTTCCGAAGTGGAGATTGCCGACGATGGGCAAGTGAAAGGCTATGAGAAATCTCTTGACGCCCTGGTGGAGTCGGGACGGCTCCCAATGGCAGAGCAAGAGAAAGGAGCCGGGTTTGGCACACCTCGTGGAAGAGGCAAGCCAACCGGCGACGATCACAAGGAGCAAGCTGCTCCGACTATCAGAATATAGGAGTTTCGAATGAGCGACATCACCGTAACAGCGGCAAAAGTAGGACTGGTCGACCCGATTAAGGCGACCGTCAAGACGTACATTGCCGGTGCCACCATCACCAAGGGACAAGTTGTGGCGTTGGCCACTGATGGCACGGTTGATCCGGCAGACGCCAGCACAGGCGGCGGCTACCTCTTCGAGCAAGTGGTGGGCGTGGCTTTGAGCGCTGGTGGCGCTGGCCAGGCTATTGACGTTGTTCGAAAAGGGGAGGTCTACGGCTTCACCGTTTCGGGAATGGACAGTGGCGACCTGGTTTACCTATCCAACACGGCTGGCGCGGCTGCTGACGCGGCTGGCGACGTGACCGTGATCCTGGGCCGAATAAGTCCATTAGCCGATAAATCGGCAACGGAAGTTATCTTGCTCGACATTCAGCTTGGACAGGCAAAGGCCAGTTAAGGAGAATAACAATGAGTGGAATCTTTGGACATCTCAACATTTCAGACTCGGATTATGTATTTTCGGGCACTGTGGGGCAACGAGTCGTCTTCGAGGCGGCGACGAACTATATCAATCGCTCCAACGAAGTGCTGAACCGGTTGCTTAGCGTTTTTGTGTCCGGGAACACGACAGACCATACTCTACGCTACAAGCTGCCCGGCAACGGGTACTTGCAGCGACGTGGGCCTGACGGTCGCTATGGCGCGGTCAAGGCATACGGGGAATGGGACGTGGCTTTCCCTCTGGAAGATTTCGGCGCGATGATTGCCGGAAACGACGTGGATATGGCCTATATGACCATCGCAGAATTGGACCGGCACATTAAGACTGTCGTGCAACAGAACGTCAACACCGTTCGCTACGAACTGCTGACGGCCCTGATGAGCCGCAGCAACGGCACGTTTGTTGATCCTCTTCACGGCTCGTTGACTATCCGTTCACTGGCCAACACGGACAGCACGAGCTATCCGCCTGTCATCGGCAGTGTGGACGAAGCCGATGACGAACACTATCTGGAGCTTGGCGACGTGGCCACGGCGATTGACGATACTCACGATCCGTGGGTAGGTGTCAACACCAATAGCGTCAACATCGTCACAGAGCTTGAAGAGCATTTTGGCGTGAGCGCGGGCAGTGCTGAGATTGTAAGTTTCATCAACCAGGCTGAGGTCACAGAGGTTTCAGCCTTGACTGACTTCGAGCCGGTTGACATCTTGCAAATTCAGGAAGGCGCGCAGACCGCTTCACCGGTGCAAGTGCCCACGAACCTACCTGGTGTGGTCATCGGACGCCATCGGGCCGGGGCCTGGATTGTACGATGGGACTTCATCCCGGCGACCTACATCCTGAGCGTTCACACTGGCGTGGAAGCGCCTCTAATGAAACGCATCGATCCGCCTGAGACCGGGCTAGGCGTTGACCTGCAACTCGTTGCGGAAGACGAAGAATTTCCGTTCAAGGAAAGCTCGTGGCGTCATCGGTTCGGCTTCGGCGTTGCCAATCGCCTGAACGGTGTCGTTGTCGAGTGTGCGGCTGGCGGCTCTTACACTGACCCGACCATCGTATAAGGGGGAGATATGGCTACAGTCAAAGCTGAAAAACTCAAGCAAGACGCACACCGTAGGAAGTTGGAACAGGGCATCGAAGACATTCTTTCAGGTCAAGAGCTGGTCGTTGAAGAGCTTCACAAACTACTAGCCAAGCTGGACGTTCCGGCTGAGAAGCCGAAAGGAAAATCCAAATGAGCGCGAAACAGCGATTTGGACATCTCGTCGCGGACGAATTGACCGTAGAGACAGACGCCTCGTTTCTCGGTGGGCTGAACGCTGAAGGGGCCTCATTGTGGAGCAATCTGGATGACGGTGCACAAGTGTTTTACTGTGACCCGACGAATGGAGCGGCTGGCAATGTTGGCTCTCGTGATGCTCCAGTAAATACAATGGCGGCAGCACTAGCATTGTGCACTTCTGGTCGAAACGACGTTATCATCCGCTTTCCGGGTGGAGAGGAAGTCACGGAAACCTGCGACTTCAATGTCGCAGGAGTGACCGTGATTGCCTGTACGGCTGGCCTTGCGCCTGGCGCAAAGGGCGAGTACTTTTCGATGTACGCGGCCTCCACCTTCACTGATGGCCCGGTTGCTACGATCACAGAACGTTGCACCATAAGCGGAATGGCGTTTGTTTCTCGTGATGCCGGGACAACGTTCTACTCTGGCGCTGCTATGCTTATCGGTGGCGAGGGCACAGCGTTGCCCTTCGGCGTGCATATCCACAAATGCCGATTCCCGAAATGGAACCTCGACAACAGCAAAGGGATTGCCATTGAGGGAACCTCAGATTGCTTGATTGAGGAATGCTACTTTGAAGGTGTCGGATCTGACTTCACGACCGGCATCTATGTTCAAGGGGCTACACAAAACCTCGAAATCAGGAATTGCCGGTTCCGAGATTGCACCTACGCGATCACCCACGGCGCGTTCGCTGGCGGTGGGCCGCATTGCATCTATAAGGGCAATGTGGTGGAAGATGGCAAGATGCTCGACTCAAATAGCAACGCTGCTACAGGACTCATCGCCGACAACTGGTTTGAGACCGCTGTGGGGACTTCGACCTTCGACGTAAACTACGCGGCTCTGGCGGCCCTGGGGCTTTACTGTTCCGGGAACAACTACGCAGAGACAGACTAATGGCAGTCACGCGAGCAAACGTAGAGAACGTACTCGTTCATCGCGTTGGTCCCCTCCTGACCAAGGCCGGTATGGATGGTTCGACCGTCGACGGCACAAATGACGATTTGGCCTATCCTATCGGCTTTGGTTTAAGGGAAGCGGGCTATACAACCGCTGACATCACGAGTCCCACCTCCTCTGAGGTTGGGGACGCGGAAGACGATATTGACGAAGTGGTTGACCTGGCAGAGTATCGCACGTTGGCGAACATCCTGGGCAATCTCGATGACGTAGATACGACGGTTGGCCCACGCTCTGAAAAGCTGAGCCAGCTTGCAGCGCAAGTCCAGAAGCGCCTTGAGATGGTGCAAAAACGCCTTGAGAACATATACGGCTATGGCGCTGTGGCCCTGGAGACCGGCGTCATTACCTACGAGTTCGCAGAGCACTATACCGGGAGCGATGACGACTGATGGAAAACGTTCTAACTGAGACCTGCACGCACAAGAACAACCCGACTGGCGCATCTCTGGCGACCGTCGCGACTGACATATCAATCTCTCCCATTGATCCGCTGGATAAAGGGTACTCTCAGCAGTACCCAACGGACAAGCTTTTCCTGATGCGCCAGTGCTTCACCAAATACACCGCCTTTGCAGCGGGAGACTATCTCGTGTCGGATGGAACGACCTTTGCCGTAAAGGCGGTTCACGACTGGCCAGCGCAGGGGTCAATGGACGCATACTACTTCCTGGTACTGGAGTACCAGAGTGGCTCGTGATGTCCAGGTCATCGGCGCGGACAAGGTACACAGGGCCCTGGTCAAAGTCAGTCAGCGCGTGGGCAACACTGAGGAGATCACGAAACAACTTGACCAGGATATGCACAACTTTGCCCACGTGGACACCGGCTTTATGAAGAGCACTGTGTACCACAAGCGCAACGTGGCCGGGGCTGATGCGTACTACGCGGGCTTCGAGGCCGACAGGGGAGGCTCACACGACTATGCTCAAAGAGCGATTGACGCCTTTCCTTATGATAAGCACTTTGACTGGGTGGTGAAACCATTTTGAACGCGCTAAACACAATCTTACTTCGTGCCCTGGTAGTAGGCCTCGTGCTGATGTTGCTTTGCAATCTCGGTACACTCGATTTCGGCCTGGTGGTCTGGCCGATTACGACCATAGTGCTATGTGTGAGGGAGTATGTCTAGACAGACGGCACGTGAGGCACTTGTCGTCGTTTTCGATGCGACCGGTGAATTCAACCAGGTCAATGGCTATGCACCTCCAGACCTGCAAGGCTACGACAAGGTACTCAATATCTATAGCGACCGGACTCACCATCAACAGGAGAGCCAGGCCTTGGAACACAATTTCTACGTCTTCACCCTGGATGTGCTGGTCAAGCGGTCTGGTGGGGAGACTGCAGAGGACACGCTGGACTCGTTGCACGACACGATCAGATCAACCATCAAGGCTAACCAGAGCAACGCCAATTGGGATTACCTCTCCCTCGAAGAGCCAAGCGATGCGTATTTCGCAGAAATAAGCGGCGTAGCCTATCGAGTGGAGAGTCATAGTTTATCTGTTAAGGAGACAACCTGATGACATCAATCGCAACACGACAGGTCTGTGTAGGCCTACAGGCTGTGGCAGGCACGGCAGTTAACGTTGATACTCTTCTTAGAGCGACCTGTGATCTGAAGCCAAGTGTGAGCAAGATTCACCCGGAGGAAAACATAGGGAGCTATGCGCCAGCACGGCACTACGTGGGCCAGATAATGCCCGAAGGCACCCTTAAGATGGATGCGACATACGAGCAAATCTTGATCCCGCTTTCGATGGCGCTTGGCAATCAGACGGGAGCGAGCGGCAACGGCGCGCCTTATACCTATACCTGGCCTCTGCCGGACGATGTAACTGATGAACCCACCTTCGATTTGTGGACGATTGAGTATACGGATGGCGGCACCTACGTGGTTCGCGGAACGGACGTATTTGCATCGGGCCTCACCATTTCAGGGGCGGCGGGGGAGGGCTGGCAGGTCGAAGCTGAGCTTACAGGCGGCGAGGTGGATCTGCCCGACGCTTTGAGCGCCTCTCCTGCATTGGATGATACCGTCACTCCAATCAAGATGGCTGAGACTCTTCTCTACGTGGACACCGCCTACGCGAGTATCGGCGGCTCTAATGTGGAGGAATTGATCAGCTTCAATTGGAAGCTGGAAAACTACTTGCACACCAAGCAATACGCAGGGGCACTCTACCCCAATGGCAGGGGCACGGCTCCCTGGCAAGTCACTTTGAAGCTTGTTCTGGAGGTAAGCGCGGCTGAGGCTCAGACGTTCGCCGACGCGGTACTGACCACTACCCAATACGCGGTCCGTGTGCGCGGATACGTAGACGCAAACGACTACTGCAACATAGACGGTATGTATATGGTCGAGGAAGTAGACACCCTCGACGAACGCGACGGCAACAACATCATAGCCGTCACGCTGAAGGGCGAGAAGGACGCCAGCGACAACACCGGTTCAATAGTGGTGGTTACGGACGTTGTTTCATACTAGGGGGGACTGGGATGGTCCAATTCAAGACACTTAAATTCAAGCACTATCGGGAAGCGCAGGCAATCAATGCGCGCATCGAAAGCGGAGAGGCGACAGAGGAAGACGTGCTCCGCTTTGCTTTATCGCTCGTTTCGGATTGGGACTTCACCGACGCGGAAACGGGGGAAGCACTTCCGATCGGAGAGTTGGATGAGTTGTCGCTCGATCAATGCGCAGAGGTCAACGGAGCGTTTGCGCAGAAAATGGGGGTAACTGCGGAAGTAAAAAAAGTGAGCGGCGAGCAATCACCCTCTACCTCCACAACCTGAAAGCGGGGCACGATCACCTTCCAGATCTGCCCGATTGGGTGTGGCAAATCGTCCTGGCTCGTGCCTACAATGTCCTGCCATCGGCTATCGATAACGAACCAATGGAGTGGGTGATCAGGCTAACGGAGCTTCTCTACCAGGAAAGCAAACAGGGCATTAAATTGTGGCAACCTCAGTAAGAAAGCTTGAGATCAGAGTCGACCAGACCGGCAATGCAGAGAAAGGCATTGGCCGTTTGACCGACCTGTTTTCTTCGATCCCGGCACCGGTTGGCCTTGCGGCCGGCGCGATTGCGGCAGTTGGGACTGCCACTATCGGAGTTGGCTCAAAGCTAATCGGGCTTGGCTCTGACGCCGAAGAGATGTCATCCAAATTCAACGTCGTATTTGGCACGTCGGCGCCTGAGGCGATTGCGGCCCTGGACGAATTTGGTAATACGGTTGGGCGCTCCAAATTTGAGTTAATGGAGATGGCCGCAACCGTTCAGGATACGTTCGTCCCGCTTGGCTTTGCGAGGGATGAAGCGTCAGGGATGTCCACAGAGCTTACCAAGTTGGCAGTGGATATGGGCAGTTTCAACAACGTGGCCGATGACCAGGTAATGCTCGATCTTCAAAGCGCCATTGTCGGCAATCACGAAACGATGCGCAAGTATGGCGTGGTCATTACCCAGGCCACGTTGGATCAAGAGCTATTAAAGATGGGCGTCGAGGGCGGGATCGCGGCGGCCACAGAGCAAGAGAAGGTTCAAGCGCGTCTCAACTTGATCTATGCTGGCACGTCAGACGCACAGGGCGACGCGACGGCCACGGCGGGCTCGTGGGCCAACCAGATGAGAGCATTAAAGTCCACGCTATCTGAGGCGGCGACCACCATAGGAAGCGAGCTCCTTCCCTTTGTCACTCCTCTTCTGGGTATCATCGTCGACCTGGCAACCACGGCCCTGCCTCCGTTGCTGGAAGGGTTCAAGGAAGTGATGGGCCACCTCAAGGATGAGCTTGGGCCAGTGATCGATGACTTGTTTCAGGCGCTGGGCGAAATCGCCGAGGCCCTGGGCTTGAACACCGGCGAAATGGATTTGCTGACGCTGGCCGTTGAGGCAATGAAGATTGGGATCAGCCTGGCGGCAACGGTCCTTCAGGGGATCGCTGAGGTCGTTCAGGACGTGGCGGACGCGTTGGGCACGCTCCGTGATGCGATTGACTGGGTGATCGATAAGTGGAACGAGATGAAACAGGCAGCCCAGGATGCGATTAATGCCATTCCTGACTGGCTAACCCCTGGCTCACCGACTCCCCTGGAGATAGGGCTAAGAGGTATCGGTGATGCGATGGGCGACGTGAACAAGAAGCTGGGAAGCGGGTTCAAAGGATTTGGGAGCCTTGCCTCTGGAGCGGCGACGGGCAGCGCCACAGGGCATACCTACGTAATCCAATACTCTCCAGTCTTGTCCCTGGCAGACGAATATGAGCTTGAGCAAGCGCTTACTCCCATCATAAGAAAGGCCATGCGTAGTGGCTAAATACAACGAATTCACCTATGGTGATGGGACAAAATATGGAACCGAGGTCTGGGACGCTAATCTCAAATGGACGTTCATAGTGGCCTGGGACGGATACTACGGTTGGGGCAATGAAGCCCAGAGAATGGTCAATTTTACGATGCAGCGTGGCCGAACACAGGCGGTAGGAGAAAAGGGCTTCATTCCTTTTGGTGTCGGAAAAGCAATGGGAGAATTTGACAATGAAGATGGCCGATACGATGCTCTAAACGAGAATAGCCCGCTATATCCACACGTATTACCCGGAAAGTTTACCAAGATCGCGGTGAAAGATGAAACCGAGGGGACCAACTACGCCATAATGTTTGGCGTGGTGGTTGATGTGCAATTGTTCACGAGAGACGGCAGAGAAATGGCCCGGATTGTAGTAGAGGATGGGCTACGTTGGTTTGTCGAGAATACGGTGAACATAGGACTCGCCTCCTCCGCTTCTGTTCCTGCTATCATTTCCTTGCTACAGGATAATGTAGATTGGCCCACACGATGGGGTAGCGATATTTCTTCCCTCCCTGACTATACACAAGTCTATTGGTGGGCGTGGAATGAGCAGGCCTTCAAGGCGCTAACTGACCTAAATAATTCCCAATTATCTGTAGCTTTCCATAGCCGTGAAGGCAATTTTACGTGGCGTCCCATAACGTACTCATATAGACGGTCAATCGCCCTTAATCAGGATGAATTGCTGCGGGACATCGGCAGACCCGTTCCCTGGGAATATGTTAAAAATAGTATTCGCGCAGAGAGCAGGCCAAAGAAATTAGACCTGGTCAACACCGTCCTGTGGGAATTGCAAGACACGCCGTCCATTGACGCAAACGAGACTTACTATGTGGAGGCACAATTTAAGTACCAAGAGTGGGCTCCCTGTGGTAGTTCTATGACATTCGATTTTACAGTCAACGCTGCTGAGGACGGCTCCGGGGCTGACTTAACATCACAATGCCTACTGGAATACGACTCCGATATTGGACCTGGCGCGAAGATATGGATTACAAACCTATCAGGTAGCGACGGTTATATAACCGCTTTATCGGCAACGGGAGATGCGATTTATGATCCCTGGCTATCAACAAAGATATCCTACGATCAAGATAGCATCAATCAATATGGGCAAAACACACTAAATATCAGATCACCTTGGCTAGAGGATAATATTTATGCATCTTATCTGGCAACCATCGCTCTGGCTATGCTGAAAGACCCGGAAGCATACCTGACGGTACAATTAGAGAATCGCACTCATAAGCAATTCTATCCAGACTTATGGGATTTGGCTGTAGCCGATCTGCCGGAATATGGGTTGCTCAGGCCATATCGAATAGGGTATATCGAACACGCCTGGCTGAACTCAACCGGACAGGCTATCAGGACAAAATTCAAATTAGAGCCCTATAGAGAAGAAGGAGAGGAAATCGTGGCGTTCAAGGGATGTCAAGTAGTAAGAAGCAGCAGCGAATCGATACCCAATAGCACCAATACCGATGTGTCCTGGAATGCTGAAGATATAGATGTGGGGAGCTACCATAGCACAAGCTCCAATTCAGAGCGAGTTACCATTCCATCCGGTGGAGATGGATATTATCTAGTGGCGACTACGATTCAGTGGGAGGGTAATGCTACTGGGTATCGCAAGGTGCGTATACAGGTGAACGGATCTACGCAGCGAGAGGGCATTGTCAACGACATCTCAGAGGCGGAGATATTTGATCAGCACGTGGCACAGGTGCTACATCTTGAGGCGAATGACTATATTACGGTAGAAGTCTTTCAGGATAGTGGTGGAGCATTGAACGTGAACGCCGACAGTGTTCTCTCTGTAAGCTTCTTAGGGGCATAAAATGAAGATGAGGCTATACAGAACCCCTTCCCGCCATATTCTGGCTGTGAATCGGGACGGAGAGACTTGTGCAAGGATTGATTTATCCCAGGGTCCTGGCTGGCCTGATGATTGCACTGCTATCGAGGAATGGCTAGAAGAGAAGGTTGAGGAAGAACTAGAGGAATTTAGATTTAAAGACGTAAATCAGAATTCCCTCATTCCTGTAGAATTGGAAACATTGCCAGAGCGATTGTGGGCGTCTCTGATTCAAATAGAGATGCCAACTGATGAGGAGATTGAGGAGATGAACAATCTCAAAGACGCGAGACAGTTCCTATGTGATATTAGTAAGGTGATTCGGTTATTACAACAATGGGGGAGGCAAGATGACAACTAACTATCCTGGGAGCCTGGACTCATACACGACCAAAGTTGATGGCGTTGACGACGTGGTAGCGGCTCACGTAAATGACCTACAAGACGCCGTGGTCGCGATAGAGGGTGTTTTGGGAGAGGAAGGAAACAACGGTATTTGTGAGGGTCGCCTGACCCTCACGTCGGGCAATCCAGTCGCCACAGCGGATCAGACCGCCCAAACAACTGTTTACTTTACCCCATACAAAGGCAATCGCATCAGTCTCTATGATGGCTCTGCCAGTTGGGACACACTACATTTTACGGAGAAGAGCGTGTCAGTCCCGGCCACCACAAATACGCCATTCGACATATTCGCGTACAACGATGGCGGAACCGTTGCGCTAGAGGCAGTATCCTGGACTAACGATACTACCAGAGCGACGGCTTTGACGACTCAGGATGGCGTCTACGTCAAGAGTGGAGCGACTACGAGACGGTACCTGGGCACCGGCAGAACCACGAGCGTCAGCGGTCAGACTGAGAATAGTCTCAGCAAGAGATTCTTGTGGAATTATTACCATCGCATCCGCCTGCTTATGTGGGTGATTGATTCTACAAGTCACACCTACGCCACGGCTTCATATCGGGCCTGGAACAACGATACTTCTGTGCGCGTAAATTGGGTGGTAGGCGTGGCAGAGATTTATGCGCGGTACGAAGTCCAAACCGGCTTTTTGGCCGCTTCCGGTGAAGCAAACGGGTATGTTGGACTGGGTATTGATACTGCCAGCACAAGCAGCCTTTCGCAACCAGCATTGGCGGCGCCAGTCGCGAATCTATATCATCTCGCCTCATTCAAGGCAGCGGCTGCATCGTTGGGAGCACATTATGCACAAATTGTGGAGTTTGGTGGCGCTCCCAGTCCCGACTTTTTGACCGCACAAGCTATCGTAGAGATTGAAGGCTAACGCAGGCAGGAAACACACACCCACTGGCCCCAGAGCCAGACGTGGTTTGTGATCTTTTCACACCTCGCGCAATAGGTCAGTTTAGTCGGCACGGTATGAGATACTCCCGGCCTGGCGCCAGCCGGCCTCTGCCTCAATGCGCGCAATGCGCAACTCTGTAACGGCTGGCGAGATGAGTCCACGCTCCATATCGCGCCAAATTGCATCTATCTTCGCCTGAATGTCGTTTTCGTTGCTATTGAGTCTCACGAGTCGCCTCCCGATACCGACGCAGGGCGGTAGCCAAAAGGACCATATCTTCCGGATCAATCACAAGCTCCGGTTCCCCACTTGCTGCGGGTTTGATCCCACTGCTCACTTTCTCTACCACCCTGGCCAGCACCTCAGCAGCTTCGAGCTTGAAAAAAATACGCTCATAGCATTTGCACGCGATACGATCCAGGCGTTGCCACTCCAATGCCCAGTAATCATCATCAACTGCGATACCATCGATTCCGCGTGGGCGCAGTTTTCGTTCAATACTTGCTTGTCTCAAACGGCAATTATCAAAAGCTTCGATTAAAATACGATTCATCGTTCACTCCTTTCCTACAAAGATACCGACGATCCACCACACCACACCGGTCAGTATCCACGGCAGCAATAGGTAAAACAACACGACCAGTCCCGCGCTTGCAGCCAAGCTCCCATCCATTACGACAACCCTCCTAGCATCCATCCCCCTACCCCCTGGTCGTTCCACACGTGGGCCAGGATACCGAGCAAGAGAACAGCGCTGATTATGAATTCTAACACGCAGTTTCTACTGTTTTTCATTCTGTAGCTTCCCTCGTTTTCTACTGTTTTTCCGAATATCTTCTTCAGCATTGAGTACTCGCTCCACGTATTCGAGAGCGAGGCCACTCTCAATCCAGGGGCCTGGCAGGCGGAACACCCGCCAGCCAAGCAGCGTGGCCGCGTTGTATTTCTCGCAATCGTTGATGAAGCCCTGCCCTCGCGTATGGCGGCCACGTGACCAGATACCTCCCTCGCACTCGAAGGCGATCCGGCAATCTGGGTAAGCCAGATCGAAGCGCCACTTTCTGTCAGGGTGAAAGCGATACTCCCTCTCCGGTTCCGGCAGGTTCGCCCACTTGATCTCCCACGCCAGTTGATCAGCTAGATCATTTGTCGCCATACATCCCTCCAAAGGCATAAGCCGTGAGCACGCTCACAGCGCGAAAGTCTCCGCGTTGAGTGAAATAGCGTACCATTTTCTCTAAGCTCCCTCTGCTTGGCTTGCGCTGGCCAGAGTAGTAGCGCGATAATGTGGACGGCCAGATACCAATCGCGGCCGCGAATTCGTTCAGCGATTGAGAGCCCTGTCGTTGTTTCAGCAGTCTAATGAGTTCTTCCATTGCAAATCGGGCAAAGTCGAGGTGAATTTTTTTGTCTCTTCAATTCCCGCTCTTTACCCTTTCCTCCTTCCCACGTTCTGGCCAATTGCCAGGTTATGCCAGCATTCTTTACTACTTCCATTAGACGGGCTCCATTGCCTGCCTTGTGGCGCGCCAATCGAGCTTGCAAGTCATCACAACTGCCCAAATAATGCCTTGCGTGCTTGTATGGTACGTTAAAGTGAATTAAGTAAACCATCTCGAACCTCCTGACTCTATTCTATCACATCCATTGCCATACGACAATGGTACTGCTGTACTATTGCCACACGGCAATAGGTATGATAGAATGAGGGTAGTAAACAGCCCCACGAGATCCACGGAGGCGACGGATGATAGCCCGTTCAGGTTCAAGTCCTGACGTGGGGGCATAAACCGGGCAAGCCTGCGATTGTGTCCGCACTATATGACTTAAGAAAGGAATGAGCAATGGCACAAGCAACCGTAACTCTAAAAGTATCACCTTATGAATTGCAGCTTATCAAGGAATCGCTGCGTCAATATGAGTGGGCCATGAGAACCTTGCTGTGGGAAGATAAGGAACACCGTAAAAGAGTACAACCATCACTCGCGGTGTTTGAAGGGGATACCAGGACAATTGCTCTGGCAGCACAGCAATTATTGAAAGATATTGGCCTGAAATAGCTTGCCCCGCTGGAATGATCGAAGGGAGTAATGATGCCTGAGTTAAATTTTGATCGTTGGACTGGCCCACTGATTATCGAGTACGCGGGTACTTGCCCACATTTCGGGCAGGACGTCCCGGCCGATTTCTGGGGCTGCTCTGAGTGCCCGGTGGCGCGAATGTGCTACCAGGTCTGGGAATTAAGTGAAAGGAGTGAAAATGTACGATATAAGCTACGAAGCACTGAGGTCTGAGCACGCAGAGGCCATCAATTACGCGTCGGCGTGGGGCTTCACCATCTACTGTCGAATTGCCCCGATCTTGGGCAATAAAAAAGCTGGCGAGACAGCGAAACGTGTCTACGCCAAAATTCTTGAACAGGAGGGTGTACCGTGTCGGAAAAACAGCTAGACTACGAAACTGGAGAGGTTAAGCTTTTGGACGTGAAAACGGCGTATGCGCCACTTTTCGCCAAGCTGGCGCGAGTGATGGCGAAGGTCAATCGTCTGCCCAAAACAGGATGGAACGATTACCAGAAGTACCATTACGCATCGGACGCCGACGTTTCAGATTTGATCCGGCCCTTGCTGGCCAGTGAAGGGGTTGCGTTCTTTGCAGAGATGATCAGCGTGGAAAGACGCGAAAACAAGTGGCTTTGCCAATTCTCTTTCACGTTCGCCGACAGCGAGAATGGGGAGATTTGGAATTGCCTGTGGTGGGCAGAGGCCGATGACAAAACAGATAAGGGGCTGGCAAAAGCAGCTACCAGCGGCCTGAAATACTTCCTCTTGAAGAACTTCATCATTGGCACCGGCGACTTGGCCGACGAACCGGACGCAGGACCAGCGCCAGAGGCCAGGCAAGAGAAACCCAAGCCAGCGCCCAAGGCCGAAACACGCCAAACAGCGGCGGAGTTCTACGCAACCATCCTAAAATCGATGGATTACTACAAGCACATCAACCACGTCAAGAATACGTTGAAAAAACTTGGCTACACCGGCTTCAAAGCCAGCGCGATAGACGAGATGACGCAGGCATTGGCCGCACACGCCCAGGAAAAGGAGGGGGAGTGATGTTTAAGTTTCTTAATCATAACAACGCAACGATCTATCGCGGGCAGGATACGGTATATCCAGTCCCGGAGCAAGGGGAGAAATGGGGACCGTGGTTTAAGCACCCTGACCCGTATGAGTATGATGGGAAAGCGTGTGGTCCTGGCGGCTGGCACTTGATGAAAAGGCTTGACGCGTTTCACGCTCCCACGGGCTGGTGGCCCTGGTGGGCTGAGGGCCGGGGCCTGGTCGGAGAAGATAACCAAAAGGCGCGGTATCGAGAGGTCCGCTTGCGTCGCATTGAGCCCGAAGTGCTCTGGAAAATGATAAGATTGGGATGGGCGGTCGGGGCCAACCTGCGAGAGGCCGACCTGCTACGGGCTGACCTGACACGGGCCGACCTGCGAGGGGCCAACCTGCGAGGGGCCAACCTGCGAGGGGCCTACCTGGAAGGGGCCAACCTGCACGGGGCCTACCTGCGATGGGCCAACCTGCGAGTGGCTGACCTGCGAGGGGCCAACCTGCGAGTGGCTGACCTGAAAGGGGCCGACCTGCGAGGGGCTGACCTGGAAGGGGCCGACCTGCGAGAGGCCGACCTGGCACGGGCCAAAAATAATAGCAACACGCAATGGCCGGAAGGCTTCGATCTAACCCGTACTGACGCTGACATTCCATTCTAATTTGACAATCCGCCTGTCTGTGGTATCATAGACAGGCGGATCAACATTTGGGTAAAAAAACTTTCTCTCGGCAGAGTCGGACGCAATCCCAAGTGATGATCCGCAATCATCCTTTATCGCGCTGGCTCTGCCGTTTTTGTCGGAGGGAAAATGCCAAACGTTCAACACAAAAGCACTGAGCTCCTCACTCAAGCAACTAATGCCTTTTTAGACGGCGATCTTCCCCTGGCCACGCAAGCTGCTGAACAGTTCAAGGTCGCTATCGCCTCGTTGCCAGTCTCTGAGCGGGCAGTTGTCCAAGAAAACATCTGGCGCGTCTGTGATGAGGTACCAGAAGAGAAGCAAATGGAGCTATTGAAGCTCCTGACTGGCTCTTACGTGGGAGACCCTCCCGAACCAATCCGCAAACCCGGCTCGAAGAGTGCTAAAATCCTGGCTGAATTTCTGGACTTAGGCTACCATTTCAGGCAGGACCGAACCGATGATAGCATAGAGGTTAATGGAGAGCCGCTAACCGACACGCTGCGGGCAACGATCCGAATGGAGATGAGAGATCGCAACTGGCGCGGGATGGCGGCCATTGAGGACGTGATGGTAGCTGAGGCATATCGCAATGCGTACCATCCTGTGCGCGAGTACCTGGAGAGTCTGACGTACAATGGCGCGCAAAACATCGAGGAACTGGCGCGCCACCTCATAGACGAACACGGCGCAGCAGCGGACTGGTTGAAAGCCTGGCTTGTTGGGGCTATCGCAAAAGTTTATGGGAAAGCACAAAATCCGATGCTCGTTCTAAGTGGGCCGCAAAATATCGGCAAATCTTTCTTTGCGCGATGGCTATGTTCCCCCTTGCCGGACAGGTTCGTCGAAGGGAACATAGAGCCCGATAACAAGGACCATCAACTCCAATTGATCCGCAAGTG